ATGCTAAAATCCTTACCACCTTTACAGCGTAAACAACTTTTAGAGGGTAATTGGGATGTTGCAGAAGGTGCAGCTTTTGTAGAATTTGACCCAGAAGTACATGTTATTGCTCCTTTTGAGCTTCCTATTGCTTGGGAACGAGTAAAAGGTATTGACTATGGATATGCGTCAGAAAGTTGTTGTTTATGGGGAATAATCGACATGAATGACAATACTTTAATTATTTATCGTGAATTGTATCGAAAAGGCTTGACAGGAGAAGAATTAGGGGCTATAATAACCGATATGGAGATAGAAGACCCTTTCTCCGTAAATGGTGTATTAGATACTGCAGCATGGGCTAACACAGGTACGACTGGTCCAACTGTAGGTGAAGCTTTACTTAGAGCAGGACATAAACTTAGACGAGCAGATAAAAATAGAATACAAGGTAAAATTCAGATACACGAATATTTAAAAACAAGAGAAAGTGGCAGACCGAAGTTACAGATATTTAATACATGTCCGAACTTGATAAGAGAATTGCAAAGTATTCCTCTGTCCAAAAATAATCCTGAAGATGTGGATACTCACGCTTCAGACCACGCATATGATGCATTGCGTTATATGATTATGAGTAGACCTCGAATGGAAAATCCATTAGAGCGAATGCGAGGATTTAAACGAGATATGTTTAAACCTGCTGACTCAGACTTTGGATATTAAGTATGGCAGAAGAAAATACATTTTTAAATGCTGACAACATCTACACGGATGTTGAAGGTGAGTCTGGAAAAAATCTAGATTTAGAAT